CGACGATTACACAATTAACATTATCTAAGAATTCATGAATATCTTCTTCAGTTAAATGATCTTTTGTTTTTTGATGCAATCTAGATAAACTTTGCCATGTACAAATTGTATGAGTTTTATTCCATTCATTTCTACCACCATAAAATACACCAACATCCAATCCTAAATTTCTATAGTCTTCTTCGGTTTGCGTAACAAGATCTCTATTAGGAACAATAACNANNNTNCGNCCGAACTTTTCACAAGTTTTACTTAAAGCCGCAGTAATNAANGTTTTNCCNGNNCCNGTNGCNATCTCTTGNANGCATTGCGGGTTCTCTAAAAACTTATTAATAATATCTACTTGGTAATCGCGAAGTATAACGGGTTCACCTTCGGCCGGATGATCTTTAGGCCATAATGTATCAGCAAATGTTTCTTCAGTAATCTTTTGGAAATCTAAATTAATAGGAGTTCGCATATCGTTAAATTCGATATCATAGCCGGCACCCGTAATGATATCCAAAATAGATGGTTGTTCGACACCCTTTTCCGTACGGTGGAAATCTAATAAATTTAAGTTCGTACGACTACCGGTTGTACAAAAGGATTTTGTACCGTCCCAACGCCCTAACTTATACGATGGTAAATATTTGGCATGGGGAATGAAGAACTTCAACGCATTAACCATCTTACGTCGAGTCTTTACGTCTAATCCTTGAAATTTAACATTTACTTCATCAAAAACATCTAGAGTACATTTAACCATTAATTATCCTTTATAAGTATTTGTTTTATTATACTTACATTGGATAGTAGAAGTCAAATATTAATAAACGATTACTCTATTAGATATGGACAGATATTCATTGTTTGAAGTAATAATGAACGATTACTTATATCATAACCCTTTTCAGATAAATGAATATCAATCCGTTCGTATTCACTATCTAAAATACAAGGGAAAGTTGCTTCTGGGTATAATACGGTTGACCATAGTTGACGTAAAAATTTACTAGGTCCGAGATCGATTTTTTCCATCTCGGTTGGTTCCGGGCGGGGGTATTCAAGCTCTTTATTTAATAGATTACGAGCATCTACTATTATAGTGACAGAAAAGGTTTCGTGGGCAATATTAACATAGTCAGTCAATTTACGAATATGAGTCTTAACATCTAAACAATGAATAATAACTTGCTTAAACCTAGTTTTCTTAAGCAGCTCTTCTGAATACATGTCGGTCTTTTGAATAACATAAATATCTTTTCCTAATTCTTTTACATCACTTGTAATTGCTTTATTAGGGAATAACGTTTTTACAGTTTTTTCTAAATCTTTTTGTTTATTTGAATTGGTAGCTACTACTAATAAAGGAAAAAGATCTCGTAAATAAACTCTAGCTAACAATGTAGGAAAAGCTTTTTTCTTACTTTCAATTACAATGCCTCTACCTTTGCGATCATCGATATATTGCAATACGTCCAAATTTATAGGTAAATCGGATTGTGCGAACTCACTTAAATCGGATTCTTGCCATAAATCTTGCCCAGCTAGTGTATAGAAATCTTGATCAACTTCTAANCCTCCTAATTGGGAAAATGGTAATAATTGTCTAGCTATTGCTGGATTTTTTGGGAGATTCGCTATCTCGTACATCTATTTCTACCTCTAAAACTTGATCTAACCATCCTGCTAAAAATTCATCATTGTTGATTTCTAATTTGATTGCCTGATCGGTAATATTAACATTAGATTTTTTCTCTTTAGCATTTTCACATTTCTCAAAAAATTCAACTAATTCGGGATCGCCCCTGAAATCAAGTTTTTGGATTGCAGTATAAATTTTATTAAGTGTATTTTCAGTTACTTCCACAACCCAAATATAATGATCATATACAAAATATGGAACACCACGACCTACAATTTGATAAGGATCTTTAATGCCTTTTAACCTATCAATAACCTGTGATGACTTCTTAGAGCTAAATGCTAATTTACGCTTACCGATATGTCTGATCTCGCGTGGACGTTCTGTAGATTGATAAAGCTCGTTACGGTACGTGGGGTTATCAAATATCGCAAGTAGCTCTTCTTCGGAAAATTCTTTATATATTTCAGCTACATAGGAGAAATTATTCTTAAATATCTTAATTGCGACATAAGCTTGCTTAGTTGACATTGGGCGATTCAGTCTTGTATGTTCAGCAACGCCGCGGAGGAATGAGCGATCTGCCGGGGAACTTACCGGGAATGGTGTATCGTGAGTTTTTTGACAACCATTTATAGCTAATTTTTCGAGAATGTCTTCTACTGTAATCATAGCTAAAGTATATACTAGTTTTGAATCGCGGTCAAGTAGAAACAACAAGGGGAGACCGAAGCCTCCCCTTCCAGCTTATTGTGAGTTAGGCTGGGATATTAACGATGTTCTTTCTTAAAGTCCATAGTCCGAACCATTTGTTGCCAATCGAAACCATTGTCATTAGCCAGACCGCGCTTTTCAGCAATTTGAATGGCACTACGCAAGCTAACTTCGCGAAGCTTGTGTGCGTTGGTGTGCATAAACTCAATGACTTCACTCGCCGCAGATTCGTCACACCCGTGATTGCTAAGGAAGCAGGACTGATTTTGAACATGCTTAACACGTAGGATTTTTTCGCGGTTTGAACGCATTGTCAAATCCAAATAGTGACAACGTGACATTAGTGCTTCGAAGTGCGGAGTACGTTTACTGTTTGGGCGAGAAGTAATTTCATGTTCGAAATCAGCGTTGGTAATAAAGATAATACCGCCACGGAATTTGAACTTATTCGGAACACCTTCATCGCGCATCTTGGAAGCATCTTTATGGTAGCTCAACCAACGCTCTGCACCGGTATCCAACGCCGCTTTTAGAATGTTCAATGCTTCGATATCATTGAAGATTTCATCACAATCATCAAGCACAACAATTTCACGTGGATTGCTATGTTTATACAAGATGCAGTAAAGGCCGAGTGCGCTCATGCTACCTTTTACAACCGTATAACGAGGACGGAAAGCCTTTTCGCCTTCGATAATTTCTGTACGGCGGGCAATAACTTGATTGCCATTTTCATCAACGCCTTCCATTTCTTCTTCGTCATCCCATGCCAGCTTGTCTTCAACTGAACCAAGCTTAAGAGCTTCTTCGACTTCAAAACTTTTGCCGACACCTGGAGGGCCCGAAGCAATAAAACCACGAACCTGACCGTAATCTGCGGCTGTAGTTAGCGTGGTCATAAAATTGAAACGCTCATTAATGCGTTCTAGAATTTCTTCATCTGTTTCTGTAGGTTCAGCTGCCTTTTCAACTGCAATTTTGTGCTTCTGAATTACTCAATTGCAACTACTTGGGTAGCATTTTCAACGAAGATTTTAAGAGGCTTTTTGTCGGGGTAGCCTTCTGTATCAGTACCATCAACGATAACAAAACCATCTTTACGGTTACCAGCAACAACATAAGCCTGAGCTAATTTTGTATAGCCCTGAATAAGTTTGAAAACCTCATTCTCAACCGGTTTACAGCGATATGTTCCACTTACAACTTTAATAAAACTCATAATGTATATCCCTTTGTTTGTCTAACTCACTTGCTTAGTATAACATATAAAGAGCATGTGTCAAGGGTTTTGAAACTTATATTCACATATTTTAGCGTTACAGAATTAGTAAATACTTATATAATACAATTAGTGGGAGAACAAATTGATGAAAACAATTTTAATCGTAGAAGACAATCAGTTAAATATGAAATTATTCACTGATATACTCGATGCGAGTGGTTATAATATTCTTCAATCATCGGACGGAAGCAATTGTAAAGATTTAGTTATTAATCATAATCCAGATCTTATAATCATGGATATGCAATTACCTGAAGGTAACGGTGAAGATTTTATCAAAATGTTTAAGAATGACTACGAAACTAAAAATATACCAATCATTGCGGTAACCGCATTTGCGATGAAAGGCGATCGTGAAAAAATCATCGGTATCGGAGCCGATGATTATGTTGCAAAACCTATTCGTGTTGAGAAATTCTTAGGACTAGTTGTTTCCTATATTGGAAAAGCAACTACCAGCTAATATCAGAATCATCTAATCCAGCGCATCTTAATTTTACTATCTGATTTAATGAAAAACTCTTTTGCTCAAGTGCTTTCAAAATCCCAATATACTTATCTCGAATCATACGAACTTGATTATGCAATTCGGACATTTCTAAAACTTTAGGATCCGCATCTGCATATAATTGGGCATCTCGCGAAGTAAGTGTACGGTTATAAGCTTCGAAATATTTTTTGAATGCAGCAAAACGAACTCTTTTCATTTCATCATCAACATAGCGCAATAATGCTTCGAGCTCTTGAAGCTGCGAAAAGCGAACTTCGGTAATGCCAGGAATACGAGCAGATGCCTGTTCTATTGATCCTTTAACATCTACGTCTTTACGAGCTTGTAAATATTCTTGATCAAAATAGATAAGGGCTTCACCCAACGGAGTAAGATCCGTTGGGTCTGCCGTACATTTATAATACCAATCACTCAATGATTGTTCCTTCCTCATCGTGCTCTAGATATTCATCATAAGCAATTTCGACGGCTGATTTCAAAAACTTATCCTCAACGGCAAGTTCCATTAAGATTTCAGGTTCTGCTCCGAAATCTTCAAACACTTTCAATAAGCGTTCAGCAGTTTCAATTTTTTTATTATCTTGAGCGGTGTCTTCAACTACTTCCCATAAACATAGGAATAATTCATTCGTCGGATCCATCGTTAGCTTCCTCCAATTCTTCAATTAGATCATCAATTTCTGGAGCATTTAGTGCTTGAAGTTGTTCGTCGAACTCTTCCATAATTAAAGTTAATAATTCTTTACCTAAATCTGTAGAGAAATATTTTCTAAAATACTTATGTTCTACACCTTTCAAATCTACATATTTTAATTTATTTCCGTCTTTAACTAAAATGTTATTTTTTTCAAATAACTCAACTAACCCCGAAAATCTGTCTATCCCTGATTTCCAGGGAATCTTCACGTGAACACCTTCAAACGGTTTATTATAACGCGACTTAACAACTTTAATCATTGCGCGGATACCATGGACATCTGTAACTTTGTTGCCATCTTCGTCTTCTTTCAGCTTGCCTTTCTTCATAGCAATAACGATTGAAGATGCGAAAATAAATCCACCACCACCAGAGATAGTATCATCTGGGTTGAACATGTCTTGCGATGCATATGTGTGGTTAGTAGCAAGTAGACCTACTTCCCAATCTGCAAATTTAACAACGCAATTGCGGACCAAAGCGTTCAATGCTTTTGGCTTACGACCCATGTCGCCTTTAATATCACCTTTAGAGAATTGATCAATATCGGTTCTTGTTAATAACATTCCAAGTGAATCGATTACGAACAATAGTTTAGGACGTTCGTCCGGATCAACATCGCGATAATCTGCCGTGTAACCATCCATAAATTCACTAATTGTTTTGGCAACGTCATCTACTAGACTTACCATAATACGCATGAATTGACCCTTTTGTTCATAATGATCAACATCAATACCTGCATTTCCTAGCCATTCTTTTGTTAAACCATTTTCAGAGTCAAACGCAATAACCGTAATATCTTGCTTAAGAGCTTCACGGATAACATTTGCAGAAATTAGTGATTTGCCCGAACCGGATTCTCCCGCCAACATTGAAATTTGGCTTAGTGGAATACCACGGTCGAACCTACCAGAAATTAGATAGTTGAGCGTATAGTTACTTGTCGAGATCCATGTTTTTGGATCGTGGAAACCGACAGAAATACCATCGATTTTACCAGCTTTTGTTCTAAATTTACTTAAATCAATTGGCTTTACCATTTTTATTTCCTTCTTCGATTAGTGGCTTAGAAAGTTCGGAGATAACCTTAGAAATGGCATCTATTGCTTCTTGCACTAATTCTTTTGCATGTGATTGTTCTTTATCAGACATACTCTTCTCCTCTAAATAACTCCGGGGACTCAAGGGCAAGAGCCCCCGGGGTTAAGTTCCTCAGACTTATTCTGCGTTACGCTTACGAAGCATTTCGATGATAGCTTTGGGATCGGGTTTATCCCCGCTATCTGCATCGTCAGTTGTAACACTCTCAGAAGCAACTTGCTCTTCGAGCTTCGCTGTAGCTGAGGTAGGGGTAGGAGTGTCGTCCGTATCAAACGGAACGGTCTTTTCGGCTTCTGCAGCCGGTGCCGCTTCTGCTTTCGGTGTGGTAGCAGCTGGTGCGGAAATGGTCGAGTTGTTTTCCGAACGTTGGAAACCAGCAGGACGGTAGTATTGTCCCCATGCAGCTTCATCGTATGGATCACCATTAACCGATGCTTTGAACATTTCTTCAATAATTTCAAGATGTTTTGCATCAGGTTGTTTTGGAAGGTAATCGGACAAGTCCTTCAAACCATACTCTGGGTTGTTTACAGCTTCTAATTCAGCATCGCCAAGAGCGCGAGTATTCATGCTCCATGTAGATGTTGAGTAATCAGCGTATTGACCACGTTTTGTTTTGTTGATTTTGAAATCACGACCACCAACAAAATCTGTTGGAGATTCTTCCATTTCTGGATTCATCAATGATGCTTTAATGATTTCGAAAATTGATTTGTTGATAACAAAGCGACGGATTGGATTTTCCGGAACTTCTGTTTCACTCATAGGATCGTTAACAACAAAACCTTGGAATAAGTAAGAACGCTTGATCCAATATTTACGACCCATTGCTTCTAGGTCAGGGTCTTTGAACCAGTTACGGACTTCACTTAAAACAGGGCAAGAGCCTTTTGGCCCCCACATTTCATTGCAGGGAACCTGTACGATAACTTCATCGCCTTGTCCGCCTTTAACGCCATCAAAGGGAAGTTTAATGATTTGGCGCTCTACCCAGAAATAAGTATTGTCGACGTTACCATCGTCCAAAAATCTTAGTGTTGCTGTTTTACCTTCGGGAATGTTCCAAAACGGATAAACTTCGTTTGATCCTCTGGAGTTATTTGAAAAGTTACTTTTTTGTTCTTTTTCGAGCAGTTGAGCTCTAATTTCGTCTAATTTACTAGCCATAATTTTTTCCTTTATATGTGCCTAAATCGGAATACCGATTATATTATTGTTGTGCCTTAATTGTGCCTTAATAATAACGAACTATACATTGAAGTTCAATATTAATCTTAATAAAAATATTACAGTATTCATTTAACTTTTACTGTAACGTTTTATTAATTATATTTAGTATGGAAATAAAAGTCAATATTATTGTTATAATATAATAACTTAACTAGACGTGAAAAAAGGTGTTCATTTGATTCGTTTGGAATCTTTAAACACCTTTAATTTCAATAGGTTGTATTAGATGAAATATTCTTCTGCGTCGATTTCATCTTTTGTTCTGCGGATATCTCTAGCATTTCTTTTACCAGTTTTGGTTTTAGCAGAGATTTCTTTTTTAAGTTTTTTACTTTTATCGAAACGCAAACTCTTTTCGTCCAATTCATCATGATCGTCAAAGTCAGGCCGGTTGTGATGTCTAGCTTTTTTAGCCTCGTCACCAGCTACGGAAGCTTCTTTAAAAGGGTGGCGATTGTCACCCTCCGCCAACAAATTAGAAACTACATCTTCTTTGAAGTTTTCTTTGAGCGAAGCAACAATGTCTGCAAATTCTGCATCATCAAATAATGCACGGGCTTCTTCAATCGTGCGCTCGTTGTTTGCTAGTTTATAAGCAGCATCATAAGCTTCGGATTCAATCAAACCTTTATTAACCATCTTAGTTACTTCGGTTTCATTAGTTGCTTCTTCAGCCTCGTTACAATTACAATCTTCACAATCGCAGTCATCACCGCATTCACAGTCGTCTGCTTCGGTTACTGGAATAGTAGCTTGGATAATTGCATTTGGGTCGAATGTTTCAAACCATAATTCTAAGTCGCGAGCTTCTGCAAGCTTTTCTTCTTCGATTTGTTCTTCAATTGCATCTTCTTCAACTTGTTCATCAGCTTCATCTACTTCTTCGGATTCATTGAGAATCGGTGCGTTCCAATCTGCATAACCAGCTTCTTGCAATGATTCATTAATTGAAGGTGCAATTTTTAAGAAGTAATCTTTAATCTCGTTCTCTGCAGATGTGATTTCGATTTTACCCTTTGCATTCGGTGAATCAAATTTAGCAGCAAGTCTCGATAAAATAACGGATAATGTGCTTTGTCCTGGAACCGTAGGATCTAACCGTTCTGCCATCGCACCTAAGCGCCATTGTAATTTGAATAACGGGCTAGAGGATGCAAAATCCATTTCGTCTTTCTTCCGTTCCGAACTTGCCATTTTAGGAAGCCAAACGAAATCGCCTGTTTGAAGCAATTCAGCTGCGGCGGTAAAATCGTTATGTGTTTCATTATACTCTCTAGTAGTATAACCGAAATCATCTTCCTTAGAACCTGCAGGCTTTTTAGGAGCCGACGGTCCCCAAGCTCTGCGAACTAAATCATCATCGATGCCTGGATGCTCTAGCTTGTGTGCTGGAGCAGGAGCAGGTTCGGCTTCGAATACTAAGGAAGCAACGCGGCTTAATGCTGACATCATCGAACCGTCTTCTTCGCTGATGTGTAAATCATTACTGAGGGTAGCAATCGTATTTGACAGATCATCTTCATTTAACGGTGTAGATTCGGTATTTTCAACTTCGGTAACTTTTTTACTATAACCTTTTTTGGTCATAAAGCTATTTAGTGATTCGCGGATAGCTTTCATTCTACCACGCACGGTTTCTCTAAGATCCATTGCGGATTCTTCAAGGCTTGTGCGGTTGCGTTGGATGTGAGTACTTACTTTACCCATTGCACGGAATTCTTCAGATAAACCAATAATATGTTGACCTACGGTATCCTGGAAGGATCCGCCAGCACCTACGTGACGAGCCATCGCTCTAGCACCTTGTAAGTGGGTATTAGGGAATTTAAAACGTTCGCCTTCAGTAGTCTCTACAAAGATTTTAGAAATGTTTCTGGCACGAGCACCTTGTTGTTGCTCATTAACTGCTTTTGTATGCTTAATGATTAATTTAGCTTCATTCCATTGTTGAACAGAACGTCTCTTTGTTCCGGTCATTGGGTTATAACCTTCGTTTAGTTTTTCGAAGTTATCATCAAGGTAAGACATTGCTTCGTCTTTATTTGCGAATGTTTTTACGCTCTTCCCTTCAGAATCTAATACGGACCATTCGGTTCCTGTCTTAGAAACATAAGGCTTCTGCTTGCCTTCTTCAAGTGTATTGGCCATCGTATCCCTCCTATGGCTTTCTTTAGCTAATTCATATTTTAAATCTTTAGAACGAATATCTTTGCCAAAACGTCTAATATCAAACTGGGCGTTGAATTGCATTACAATATTTTTTAATGCCTTACGCAAGCCTTCAGTTTCTTTCATATCAACGGTATTGGAGAGATAAAATGTAATCATCATATCTCTATCTTCGTCGGTAATTGTTACTTCTAAATTATCAGGTTTGGTTAAGAAGCGACGAGCCTTAGATAAGTCTACAACCTCGGCCCCCTGACTATCATAAGGCGTAACAGTTCTATCCGAACTTTGCAATGCCTTAATAATACGATCTGCAACTTTTTCTACATTAGCAGCCATGTTAACCCCTTTTTTACCAAATACTTTACTTTATTTATGCAAAATTGTTAGAAACCACTCATTAAAACAAATGGCATCGGTGCATCACTTTCACCTTCTAATTCAATAACATCACGTAGTTGGTCTGTTAATTCTGGATCGAAATCTTTTACAATATCAAGCAACCTAACACATAATAATGTAGCAGAAACTAAATCATCATGACAACCCGGCTTTGCAGCAAATGATACCGATGTTTTAATAAAGTTTTTCATCTCAGAAACTAACCCTTTAGAATGAACTTTCATGCGCTCTGTTTCTACTAAACTTTTAAATTTAATACAAGCCGTTAATTTTGGCTTTGCGCTTGTGGTTAAACCTAATCTACCAGGACCACTTCTCGGGCGACCAGCACGTCTCGGTTCATGCAAGAAACAACCCGGGAACTTCTCTTCTCCGGTTTCTTTAATGATGGCACCGACCGCTTCGCCGATACCATTATTCTCAAACGTCCAATAAATGCTATCTTCAGGTTTGGCAACTTGCTCTGGGAAAGACTGCAATTCTGTATGAATATATCGGAGAATACCTAATAATGTTTCTACCTGTCCTTTTGCTGGGACTTTATTACTACACCATTCGCCAACTTGTTCCATCTCAGGCAAGGCAAATACTTGAATAGCAGCCGAGTCACCATTACTAACGGCAGTACCAGTAGCTGGATCTAACCCGACGATATACATTCTATTTGGTTTAATTTTATCATACCAACGAACCGAACCCATATCGAATAAGGAATCATCTGCAGATAATCTTCGTAAAACCGTACTTTGAATTAAGGTTTCTTCTGCTGTAATAAACTCGCAACCGAACTCTCGACTGAACCGCTCCTCCCCCAGTTGATTTCTATTTTCCTCGGCCCATTCTTCATTGCGGTCAGGATGATCAAACCATGGAGCCTTAAATGCTGCGAAGCCATTTTTACCAATCCCACCAGGAAGCTCAACACCATCAGGACCAATGTTGTCAACCGCACCACGCCATGTTTGTGCGAAAATATCTTCATCGCCGTTTGGTGTAGAAGTGATAATGCAGCCACCACCAGTAGATAGTGTCGGTTGAATAGCAGTCCAGAATTCACTGGCCATATTTGGTTGAACAAACGCAAACTCATCTGCGTACAATAATGTTACTGACATACCACGAGCAGCGGTTGCACTTGTAGCTCTAGCAATAATACGCGAGCCGTTATCAAATTCTACTGAACCTTTATTGTAAGTGGCGGCCCCTGCTCTAATATGATCTGGGACTTCCTCATATGCAAAACGAATACGTTGCATAATTTCCATTGCTTGGTCGCCTTTATTAGCAACGATAAGGATTGTAGAGTCTGCTTTGAACATTGCATACCATAATAGATAGCCAGCAGCAACGGTCGTATTGTGGCTTAATATACCATCTGCATAATATAAATGATCTTCGGAGTCTATTTCAACATCATACATATGGGTTTTGAAATTAAGGTTTTTTGTCGATATTACTTCTTCTATACCAGTTTGCGTTTTTATCTTATCGCCCGGTTTTAAATCCTCTAGCCATACTAGATCGCCGTTCTCTCTTACGTATCTATGCTTATCGGCCGCATATGTTGTAAATGAGGTGGTTTTTAATTCCCAACATTGATAAGGAATAGTCCTAAAAGCTCGTTTAGCAGGTGCGAAAATCTGATTGGAAATTTACATCTTGGACGTGAGTAAATTTTTTAACATCATCCATTGAGATTTCTTCTGTATTACGATGATCCTTATCAATACACCATAGGACAATTTTTATAAGTTTTATTAGTATATATTTCATATGTTTATTTATTAAGAAAATCAATGCATTCTTTAATTACTTGTTCTTTATTATTACAATATTCAGATTCCCATACTATCTTAACGGTATATCCTTTTTCTTTTAATAGTTTAATACGTTCTTCATCAGATTCCCAGACTTCAGATGCTTGTTTTTTAAACCGAGTATGCATAAAAGTAGATTCATAAAGTTTAGGATTCATATGCCAATAATCTCCGTAAAATTCTATAATTTTCATTCCGTCGTCATATAAACA